GTTTGCCCCGGCGACTGGATCATTACAGGCGTCAAGGGTGAGCACTACCCGTGTAAACCCGATATCTTTGAGATGACTTACGAGAGGGTCGAAGAATGAACTGCATCAAATGCGGCGAGGACACCCGCGTTACCACCACCTACCAGAACGTCAACGGCATCACCCGCCGTCGCCGGATCTGCCTGTTCTGCGATTTCCGTTTCACTACGCGGGAAAAAGCGGACGAGCGCGACATGGAGCGTGCCCAAGCGCCAACGGAGAGCAAAGAGGAGGTCGAGGGGGTTGACAGCCTATCCCGCGTGTGGTATAATTCGTCCCCCACCAATAGACCATAGAGGACACCACATGACAGCAGCACGCACCCCCGTATTCTACCACCCGGCGCAAGACGTCGCGTTCGACTTTATCTCGGTGAGCAAGATCCCCGAGTTCGTGCGTCAGTCCGGGGCGGAGACCCGCTCGGATTTCGAGCCGTACGACCGCGCCGATTTCGAAGAGGCCCACGACCGCAAGTACGTAGCGGATGTCCTCGCGAACGTCGTTCCGAACGGCTTCAACAGGATTGACCCGGAGCTTACGAACTCGCTGCGCTACACCAGCGCGGGCCACTGGGCGGCGGCACGACACGTGCTCGAGTCCGGCGGGGTCGTGTGCTCGGCGACGCAGGGATTTCACCACGCCCACTGGGACGAGGGGTACGGGTTCTGCACGTTTAACGGGTTGATGATCACCGCGATGAAGGCGCTGCGCAGTGGCGTCAAGAACGTGCTCATCATCGACGGGGACGGCCACTACGGCGACGGCACCGAGGACGTGTTGGACCATCTGATGCTCCGAGGACGTGTGAAGCATATCACCCGCCCCGATATCGGCAAGCCAATCCAGTCGCACTGGAACGCCGCGATGTGGGAGTCGTTTGCGAAAGAATTGATCCGCCATTCCAAGGCTGGTATAATACTGTATCAGGCCGGTGCTGACGCTTGGGATCGCGATCCCTACGGTGCCGGGTACCTGTCCAAGGAAGGCCTCGCGGCCCGCGACCGTGGCATCTTCACCGCCGCACGCGACGCCGGGGTCCCTCTAGTGTGGAATCTGGCCGGTGGATACGCGAACCCGATGCAAGACACGATCGACATTCACCTGCAAACGCTGGCGATCAGCGACGAGGTATACCATGGCAAAACCGCTATCGTTTCTTGATTTAGCACAGGGGGTCGGCAAGGGCCACCGCGCCATCGCCGCCACCCCCGGCGCACAGCGTATCAACCCCGCAATGCGTCAAGCGCAAAAAGGCATGTTGCCCGATGCGGTCATCCAGCAGTACAACGACGCCGGGATTTTCGGCAAGACCGAACGGGGTGAACCGATTCGCGCCACGATGTCTTCGACGAATCAGGACGCGGTGAAGCGCGGGTATATGCCGCAATCGGGCAAGCTCAGGCTCGACCCCGAGAGCAAAGTGCCGAAGGACTTGGACGAAGCACACGCTCGAGGTATCCATCCGAATATTACTTGGGATGCGGCTCGTGTGCGCCCGGGCAAAGAGCTGATCGGCTCGGAATTGTTCATGCGTATGCAAGAGGCCGCAAGAAACGATCCGCGTTACCAAGCCGCGATGCGCAACCCGCTCGGCACCTCGATGCCCAGCCCGGTGATGACCGAACTCTACGCGATGGACGTCAAGCCCGACGGGTACCTGATGAAAGACCCCGCTGCAGCGTGGTGGAGCAGTTTACCCGCGAAAGGCAAAGAGATGTACGCGCTGGCGTACGATATGATGCGGGCACAGGGCCACGGGAACGTGGCAACACACCTGACCAGCGTGAACCAAGGGCGGCGATTGGGCAACGTGGCGTCCCAGTCGCTCGGACACGGCGACCTCGGGTTCATTTCTCCGGTGGAGGAGCTGGGTCACATGCCCGGGTACTCCGGCCAGTTGTTCAACGCCCCGGTATCTTCGGGCCAATCCGAAGGTCACTACTTGCAAAGGCTCTTCGGCGGTAAAGGGCTGAAGCGGGACCGCCAAACCGACGATCTGATGAAACAAGCCGACGATCTTCGCACGGACGATTTCTTGGGCATGTCGCCGGACGAGACCCTCGGTACGCTGCTCCTGCGCGAAGCGCAACTGGCTGGAGCCTACGGTCCCTCCCCGGGATCGGGGTCCGTTTTGCGCTACAATCAGGTGCGACCCTACGATAACGCCGCACTTAAAGCACTGGCCGAGCCGCACGTGATTTCGAACTCCGGCGGTATAGAGGGGGCGATGGGTCCCGCAACGCTCGGAAGGCAGGGTACGACCGAAGCGATCGTGCGCGGGTTGATGCAAGGGGTCGAGCCTGAAGTGGTGGTTAAGATGTTGATGGACCAAGCCCCGCCCGGGGGATTCAAAGGTCGATACAAAAAAGGAGGACTCGCACATGCTGCAGTCATCAGTTGATATAGAAGCGATCACCGCCGAGCGCGGGGAGCAGTACGGGGATTTCGCGGACCAAGCCCATATTGCGCAAGACCTGAAGGACTACATGCGACTCATGCCCGGGTGGAACGACCTGCTTCCCCATCAGCGCGAATCGCTCGACATGATCCAGCACAAGATCTCGCGAATCCTGAACGGCAACCCGAACATCGTCGATTCGTGGTCCGACATCGCCGGGTACGCGCACATCGTGGCGGTTCGAATCCCTAAGGCGTAGAGGGGGTATTGACGACATTGTACCACCTGTGTTATAATACAGATTCTGGATCAGTGTGACGATCCAGCAACCCCGATAGACCACATAGAGGACACACAATCATGGCAAAGACGACGACGAAGCCCACCACGATCACCGCCGACATGGTGGACGAACTTGCAAGCGTGCGCGACCAGCTGAAAGCGCTGACCGCTCGCGAGAAGCACCTCAAGGAGACATTCCGCAAGAGTGGCGCAGCCATTTACCGAGGCGACCACTACCAGATCGAGATCGTGTTCACATCGCGCCCGCAGCTGGACATGGACGCGGTTCGTGCCAAGCTCTCGCCCGCTTGGATCGCTGAGAACACCGGCGAAGTTGAGGTGATGAACATTCGCCAGATGGAGATCGTGAAATGAAAGCCACTCCCTACATGACCAAGACCGGCGTCCAGATCGGGTGCATGTACGAGCCCCCACGCAAATGGGAGGCCAGTGCCGACATGGAGAACCTGCAAACCGCGCTGCTGCACCCTCCGCGCCGCCTGAATTTCCGCGCCCTGCGTTCCAAGGTGCTGTGGGTGTTCAACGCCGCGCTTTTTGTCGCATTCGTACTCGCGGTGCACTATGTCGGTTGAGACCGAAGCGGACGAGAGCGCAGACGAGTGCCCCGTGTGTGGTGCCGGAATGCGCGTTCGCTGCTTGCAGTCCAAGACCGACCCCCGGCACGACATTTTCTGGGCGCGATACGGGTACGAATGCCCCGAGTGTGGTCACAAAGGCGACACTTGGGAGGTACTCGGCGATTAGACGATACTTGACACGGTATCGCACCCGTGTTATAATACAACCTTCATCAACACTCATAGAGGACACGAAATGGCACACGAACTGAACTTCAACGCAGCGGGCAAGGCTTCCATGGCGTACACGGGCGACACCCCGTGGCACGGCTTGGGCCAGCAGCTCACCCCCGACGCGCCGCTGGACGTCTGGACCCGTGAAGCGGGCCTCGACTGGGAGGTCAAAAAGGGCGCGATCGCCTACGAGGTGCGCGACGAGGAGAACAACCCCGTACGCATGCAGACCGTTCCGTGCCGCTGGGCGCTGTACCGTTCCGACACGGGCGCTCCGCTTTCCGTGATGTCGAGCAACTACCACATCACGCAGCCCCGCGCCGTAATGGAGTTCTTCCGCGACCTGACCGAGGGCGGCGATTTCAAGATGGAGACCGCCGGTGTCCTGCGCAACGGCTCGACCTATTGGGCGCTCGCCAAAGCCGAGGACTCGTTCGACGTGGGCGGTGGCGACGTCGTCCTGCCCTACCTACTGCTGGCCACGTCCTGCGACGGCTCGATGTCCAACACCGCGCAGTTCACGACCACCCGCGTCGTGTGCAAGAACACGCTGTCGCTGGCGGTGGGCAACAAGACGGGCCAGATCCGGGTGCCGCACAGCACGCAGTTCAACGCCGCGAAATTCAAGGCCGAGTTGGGCCTGTGCGCCGACACGTGGAGTCAGTTCAAGACGAACGCCAGCACGCTGTCCAAGCGCAAGGTGTCGAAAGAGGAAGCGGCGCGGTACTTCCTCGACGTGTTCTACGGGGACGACGCCGAGACGGTGGACGTGCAAGCCAAACGGCCAATGATCGAACTGGTGACCAAGATCTACCTCGACGGGGTGGGCCAACGGGCCAAGACCACGCAAGGCACAGCGTGGGGACTGCTGAACGCCGTCACCCGATTCGCCGACCACGAGCGCAAAGCCGCTTCTCGCGACACTCGCTTGCAGTCCGCTTGGTTCGGTGCCGGTGCGCGATTGAAACGCGACGCATTGACACAGGCGCTGGCGCTGGTATAATCGTTCCGTGGCTTCTTGCAGTTGCCACACTCAAAGGGGGCTTCGGCCCCCGATTTTTAAACACATAGAGGAATACAAACATGGCACGCACCGTATGGACCATCGCAGAGAAAAAAGCGATTTTCGCCCGGATGGAGGATTACTTCCGCATGCACCCGAACGGCGGGCGAAAGGAGGCACTCCGACACGCGCAAAGCGTGCTCAACTCGAGCCGCTGGATCGTCGTTACCAACCAGCGGGTGTACAACTACAAAGACCGGATCGACGTCGCTCGACAGAACGCCCGCAAGAGTGTGCCCGAGAAGGCCACGCAAGCGCCCGCCGCTATCCCAGCCCCGACCCCTGCGCCCGAGCGCAAGGAGAGTACCACGGAGCGCCTCGCTCAGGCATTCGAGCGACTGCTGGACATCATGGCCGACGCGGTAGCGGCCAAGGTCGCCGAGCGGATAAGTCCCCAGATGTCCCGGGCGGAACTCCGGGAGCACGTGGACCAGCAGTTCGAGGCGGAGTACGCGAAACGCCCCAAGCACGACCCGCGCCCCGTTCCACGTCTGGCCGACACCCCCCTCCCCGGGGTGCTCGTGATCGGACTGCTACCGGCACAGGCTCACTCGGTGAGCCAAGCGTATAAAGGCGAACTGGACCTCGCATTCCTCGGGTCCGAGGAGGCGATCTCGCGCCCCGCGACGCTGCGGGCGCACACGGTGCTGATGACCAAGTTCATAAGCCATGCGGTGCAGGACAAATACCGCAAGGCCCCCCAGCTGCATTACTGCGACGGTGGTATCACCGCGCTGGTGGGGGTACTTGACAAGATTGTAGCACCTGTGTTATAATACAAGCTTTTCAACCAACCGATAGAGGACAACACGATGCAGACTACCGCCTACCCCAGCGCCGAACTGACAATGTTCGGGTGCAACATCGCCGAGTACAAAGAGTCCGTGCGCCGTTCATTCACCTACCGCTACACCGGCGGGAACATGATCGTCGCGGGCCTGATGTCCGACGCGCAGGAACTGATCGCGATGGGCGACAGCGAATCCGCCCGCCAAATGCTGAACCGCGCCAAGTCGATTCTGTTCGACATCATGGAAGGCCAAATGTCCGGTGGCCCGGAGGTGCAGTGATGCGAAGCGAGATCTGCTACACCGACCTCGCGGCGGTCTACCGTCGCAAATTCGCCGCGCTGGGCCAATACGAGTGCCAGTGCGCCCTACAGGACTGCTACGAAACGCTGCGGCTGCACGAGGGCAACCCAGCGTCCGACGAGTACGTGCGTAAGCTCTGGTGCGAAATCGACGCGATCCGCGACCGGCAAATGGCGATCCGCAAAGACGTCCGCGAACTCGAACAAATGAGGGCCTACCCATGATGATCCTGAACACCACCATGGACCTCGTGGACGCGATCGCCAATCGGGAGCTTCGCCCGATCCCCTATTCGGGGCGGCAAATGTACGGGCAAGACTGCGTCGCGTGCGTCGTCGCCCAAGGCTCGGACATGGACGGCTTGCCGAAAGAGGGCGCGGTCGTGGACAGCATGGGCCTCGACTACGTCGTCTACTGGCCCCGAGCCGAGTGGACTGCGGGCGTGCAAGAGTACGTCGACACCCTGTTCGACTCGTCGGGCGAGGCCGAATAACCCTACAGCGAATAGGGTCATTTTGCAGGGGGTATTGACAACCCATTGCACCCGTGTTATAATACAGATTCTGGGTTGATGAAACGGCCCAGAACCCCCCCAATCAACACATAGAGGACACTACCATGAACACAGCAATCATCACCGCCACAGGCCAGCAAGTCGAAATCGTCGCCGTCAACGGCGGCTGGACCACCGTGCAGACCATGGACGCCGACACCCGCGAAATGAAAGTGCGCAACGGCGCACTGA